TCTCATTAAAGACTTGTCTACGTATTCATGATGCGCTTCCCACAATTTTGGGGCTACTTCTTTTGCCTTATCTTGGATAGCAAATATAAATTCGCCATTCTCGTCTAGGCCTTCCATAGTTATTGCGCCTATTTCTAAATAGTACTGCAGGTCTTGACCATACATATCTTCTTCGTCCATCTCATCTCCCATAAATAAATTATACTCTAATTTGTACAACAGGTAGGACTTGAACCTACGATTACCGAATTATGAGTTCGGGGCTTTAACCAACTAAGCTACTGTTGCCAGTAGTCTATTGTAAGCTACCGTCCTCATTTTTGTCAATAGTAGTTTCGACTATTTGCTGAACATATTCAGAAAAATGTTTTCTTACGCTGCCCATTGGTCTTTTTCCATAAGATTTCCAAAGCCTTTTATATTCTAATATATTTGAAAATGTTGTAGGGCAGACCATGACACCGTTATATTCTTTTAATGTAGTAGGAAGCGGAACATGTTTTCCACAACACTTACACTCTTTTGCTTTTTCCTGATATATGCTCATATTATTTCCATTCCGTCTAGTGCATCTGACAACTGCTGAGGCATTCTTGGCGCCCTTATCATATTCGTGACAACAGTTTTATTCTCTTCTTCTCTGTCCCACTTTAAAGAATCGTATGTATGTATAGTAACTTCTTCATTATTTGTGCGTCTAGTTCTACTGATTGAGTTATATATTGATCCACAAACAGCGTCCGCAAGGTCCTTAGAACCCTTTCTTGGGTGGTCAACTTTATCTCTCATAATTTTTAATTGCAATAATTCATCTATCAAAAGCGGTATATGTGGGCCAGTCAGTCTATCTTCAGAAACAATCATAGCCATGTCATCGTAATGCTTTTTTCCAACCGATAGTGTTTCTGTATTTATGCCATACTGTTTAAGTTGTTGCATCATGTCATGGGAGTTCCATCTATCGAATGTGCATAGCCTTACGTTAAACCCCATACTTCTTAGGGACAAAATATAATCTTTTACTTCAGTAAAGTCAACAGACTTATCTGCTGTTGGAGTCCAGTATCTTACAACATCGACTTCAACAATTGGTGCTGGTTGAGAGTAAGTTTCAGTTACCTTAACATTTACCCACTTATTCACATGTGCCATTGCTACTGCACAGTGGTCGTGCTTTTGTGCAAGGTCTACGTGAACAAAGTATTCTTTATCTGGATCTGGTGCGAACCAAGACTCAAACCTTCCAAAGTTATCTACGGCAATTGCCATGTTGTTAAAAGCTTTTTCAATTTTTTCTCTAGACTTAAAAAATGCATCAATTGCTTCTGGTGGCATACATGCAAATCTTCCAAGAGCATCTGGGGCATCTCGGTAGAATGCTATCTTAAAATCATCAATGCTTCTGGTTGGATTAACTTCCCATGTGGGTCTTTTTAAAGCATAAACTTTTGGATACTTATAGGATAGAATATGATCTTCTTCCCAATCAATATCAAACTCATTGCCGTCTGTTCCGTCTGGAAGGTTTTCGTCTAACTTAAAATGATGTGTTCTGACCACAGTTTCTTTCTCAGCTATAACATCAGCATATCTTTGCTGTATATAGTCATTCTTATATCTTGGGAAAGATAGCAATATAACCTTACCAAAGTCTGGGAAACGGGAGTCTACTGATCCTCTATACATTTCATAGATAGCGCTACCAGTTTTTGCCTGTTCATGGCCAGTTGTATTTTCAATGCTAAACCCAGAAATCTCATCAAGGATTACTACGATTACGTTATAGCCTTCCCAGGCTTCTCTTTCTGAGTGACCAGAGTGCACTGTAATATTCTTATTAAATTTAATTTCTGATGCTTTTTCGCTATACTTGCCAACAAACCAAGGAGATTTATCTATGCGTGTTCTAAATCCTTTAAAGAAAACATTGCTAGCCTGCTGAGCATTAATAGCGATATTGATAATATCAATTGAGTCTCCAGGTGGCTTGCCATAATATGACGCTGGATCTTTAAGGCACAATAGTAAATAAACTATATATGAAACTGCAATTGTGGAACAGTAGTCTTTTCCAGACCCTTTTCCTAGTTGAGCAATAACCTCACTGGCAGTTTGTTTAAAATTTCTTTTTCCTTCTTCTTCGCCAAATAACTTTATTAGTGTAGCTTCTTTATAAATCTGAGAGCTTTTTTCAATAAGCGTATACTGATATTCTGACAAATCTGGTAGCCCCAAGTACTGTGGGCTCTTCACAAACGTTCTTAAATCAACAGGCTTCTCGTCGAATTCTTCTCCGTCGAGCATGTCAATAATGTCAGAAAAATTAAACTCCATCTTCCTTTACATTTCTTAATATAGTGACGTTACTCTCCATGACAACGCCTTCAGTCTCATTAGTTACTTGAGAAAGTCTCTTCATAATTTGATTTCTTACCTCTGGATATTCAGCAGAGATATCTCTTAATATATTAATTAGAATATCTTGCTTTCTTTCTGTCTCAGCAATTTGTTCCGCCAACTCAACATTATCCAATAGCCCCACCTCTTGTAGCATGCCTATTCTCTTGGTCTCAATGTCTGCTATAAGCTTTAGGGCGGTAGCCTTAACATTTAGTTGTCCAGCCTGATCTGCGTCCTCTACGGTCTTCCAGGCCTCTTTAATGAGCATTGCGTAGTGCTGGTCAGCACCAGAGATTGCCTCCTTGGCCCTGTCTCTAGAAGCCGTGTCATTTTTAACTACGTCTTTCCACTCATCAATTAACTCAACAACCTCTGCACGTTTAAATCCAGTGATTGTGGCAATTTGTGTTGGGGTGCTACCCTTTAGTAATTCTGATACAACCGTATTAATACGGTCATAATGGTCTGCTAATTCAATTTCCATAGATAACCATTATACTTCTAGTCAACTGAAATAGCAACCTGAGATCTGGCTATTTTATATAGAATTAGGTAACCGATGAGGTCGTCAATGTCATTATCTCCTGCAAAGCCTTGGTTATTCTTTACTCTATTTAGTTTATCGTCAATTCTTACCTTTAATTGTTCTGTGGAATCCGCCGTTGAAAATATTCTGGCAGGCTCAAGGGCTGAATTACCATAAGAGATATTCTTTTCAACTAGCATATGGGTAATCTCATGACATGCTCCCCATATCTTTACTCCCGCTGGAGCCCCCACCGACTTTAAATATAAATCTTCACAACTAAAATTCTTTACATCTTCAAATACTGGTTTTAACATTACCGCCTCCTTATTAAATTAAACTTTTCTAAATATCTCTGTATAGTCATAGCAGAGACTTTGCACTCTAACGCAATTTCTGTAACAGTTTTCTTTTGAACTACATACCTTCTATAGAGCCAATCTTTACTTTGATAAAGTTTCATATTGACATCCATCCTACATACTCTGCATCTGGATTATCTATATGCCACTGCTTCATCATTTTATTCTGTTTTTTCCAATCCATTGTGTGAGACTCAAGCCCACACATTGGGCATGGACCAGGTCCTAAATTTTTATAAACATGCTCACACATCTTCATTTTATTAACTACTGCTTTTTTCTCATAACAACATTTACTACATCATAGCCAATTATGTCATACGTTTCAGCTTTCAGCCCATTAACATATGTCATATCATAGTTGCGATTTAAATAGTTTAAAAATGAGACTGGGTGTCCCTGCCCAAGCTCTATTACAATTAGTGGGCACTTTAAAGTATTTTCGCTAAACCCCTCAAAAGCAAATCTTTCGTGTCCTTCAATATCCATTTTTATAAAATCTGGAACTTCGTCATAGATATCTGATAGTGCTTTTAACTTTGTTGGCTCTGCTATATAATCAAATCCGCCTTCATATGATCCAGACTCAGGGCTTTCATTAATATGAGACCCTCCAACATTTTCTTTTGTAACACGAACATATGCATCTTTACTCTCACTTGAAAGCCCAAAGTTATGCATAGTTATTGGGGCAGAATTAGAGTAATCATTTAACTTCTTACCTTCTTCATAGGCATCTACTAGCTTTTTAATTGGCTCAAATGCCATGACATATCCAGTTGGCCCAGACAGTCTAGCCATAACTTCCGTAAAGTATCCCGTATTTGCACCAACATCTAAGCATTTCCATCCAGGCTTAATGTTTTGTATCATAAAATTAGTTAAGTGTATATCCCATAGTCCAATATTTTTAAAACTACTCTGAACGTATCTATCTTCCTTATCGCCAGCATACATATAAAAAGCATCTAGCACTTTGCAGTAGTCTCCCTGCACATCAATATTTTTTGGGTTTATATTCATCGCTCCGTTAACACCCTATTCGAATAATGTGCAATGCCGAATGCATCTGCAACGTCAAAATCATCTAAAGATAGATTATACTTATCGTTAAAATAATCTACCGTTCTTTGCTTACGCATATTCCTAAGCTGTGTCTTATACCATGAATCAGCATATCCTGGACTCTTTAATCTTATAGCAGCCTTTTCATCCTTGGTTGGGTTCTTGTTTCCAATGTATGCCTGCCAAGATGAAGGGGCTATTGTTATAACCTGTGCTCCAGTAGACATTAACTCAGCAATAACAACTCCATAGACATATGATAATTTTATCACAGCATCTGGGGATCTGACAAGTATTGCACCTTCGACTGCAATATAGTCAGACTTTAGCTCTTCTAGCATTGCGTGAGTCTTGACTTTAGCGTCATGTATCTTTTCATATATGTTAGATCCAACAAACTCTATCTTCCCCCACTTTAGAGGCTTATCGTTCTCCATTAAACAAAATGCTACTGAGTTGGTTGAAGCGTCTATGCCAAGAACTCTGGAGGCCTTTGTCTTTACTAGATCAGCTAACTTCATTAATCATCCCAACTATCTTGTTTCTGTGTTCTAAATTTATTCTCTTCTGGCATGCAGAACATATCTCTGACTCATTATATCTACTCAGGATGCCTTTACATTTAGAGCACTCTCTCTTTGCCCCGTTTCTAATAGCCTTCTTTTCATAATACTTTTCCATAATACGCCTATTGGTTGCAACTCTACAGCATTCATCAGTACAATATTTTTGATTATGTGTTTTAGCCTTAAACTCTTTGGCACATTCCTTATTGGCACATATCATTATTTTACTACTTCATAAGCAGATATCTGTACTTCGCCGAGTGGGCCGTCCCAGCATTCTTTTTTAACTGGACAATTCTTACATGAGTAAGTAGACTTTGTAAATGGTCTCATTGGCAATCCACCGTCTTTAAAGTTGTCATAGACTTCACACATCCATGTAAACATATCTTCTATAATTTGCTTATTCTTTTCATTTAAAACTACTGGGATTAACAGGATCTCCTGTGTATTTTTATTTTCATAGAGGAAGAAACCTTCTTTTGCTTTTCTTAATTTCATGTAAGTAAGAAGCTGAAGTAAGTGATTTGGAGAAGGAGCCATTGTAGAATGTCTAGCATCCCAGACTTCTTGCTTAGCAGTTTTAATTTC